GCATGTTTGATGACGTGTGGAAAGCGGATGAGCATGTTGTGTTGGATATTGTCGACTTCGTTCCCAGGTCGTGGCGCATCGATCGGTCGTTTGACTGGGGCTCGAGCAAGCCGTTTTCTGTTGGTTGGTGGGCGGAGTCGGACGGTACGGACCTGGTGTTGCCCAACGGCAAGCGTTTCGCAACGGTACGTGGTGATCTGTTCCGCATCGCCGAGTGGTATGGTTGGAACGGCCAGGTTAATGAGGGTCTTCGCATGTTGGCGACGGAGATCACCAAGGGGATCGTCTCGCGTGAGATCCGCATGGGTTTACATGGCCGAGTGTTGTCTGGACCGGCCGATACTTCGATTTTCACCGTGGAGAACGGTGTTTCGATTGCGCGTGATATGGCATCACCGGTTTTGATTGACGGGCAGCGGTACCGGGGCGTATCGTGGATGAGGGCGGATAAACGGCCCGGTTCGCGTAAGGCGGGTTGGGAGTTGATGCGTAAATATCTGAAGTTTGGTATTCGCACTGGGATGCCGCGTGAAAACCCAGGTCTGTTTGCTTGTGAGTCTTGTAAGCAGTTCATCCGTACAATCCCAAGTCTCCCGCGCGATCTTCAGGGTGATGCAGACGATGTAGACACGGATGCTGAGGATCACATCGCAGATGAGGCGCGTTATCGGGTTCGCCACTCAGGACAACGCATGCGTACTGGTACTACAGTTGGAATGGGATCATAACAAATGAGTATTACAAGCCACCACCCATCTTACGATGCCAGCCTTGCCGACTGGAAGTTGATGCGTGACGCCTACGCAGGTGAGCGTACGATCAAGGCCGCAGGCCGGGCCTATCTTCCGTCCACGCCGGGTCAGGAATTGGATGGGATGGAGGCACCGGAGTCGGTCGGCTCCAAGAACTACCAGGCCTACAAGCTGCGTGCTCGGTTCCCTGATTACGTCACCACGGCCATTGAGTCGCTGCTGGGAATCATGCACCGCAAGCCTCCGACGATTGAGCTTCCCGAAAAGATGAAGCCGATGTTGGAGAGGGGTACCGTCGAAGGCGAGAGTCTCTGGATGCTGCTGCGGCGTATCAACGAGCACCAATTCTTGACTGGCCGATGTGGCGTACTGGCTGACGTGCCGGACGGCGCGGATGTGAACACGTTGCCGTACCTGTCGCTCTACCGCGCCGAAGATATTATCAACTGGGACAACGGCGAGCGTTCTGATCCGGTGTTGCAAAACCTGAATCTTGTTGTGCTTAACGAGTCCGAGTCGCGGCGCACTGACCTTTTCGATTGGGAGATGGTCACCAAGTACCGCGTGCTTGTTTTGGGTGACCTTGGAGATAACGAAGGTGTTGACGCGGGTGCGAAATATTGGTTCGGCACATTCGAGTCAGACGCGGCGTATGAAGAAGGTGCCATGGTCCAAGCGAGCATTGGCGGTTCGTCGCTCGACAAGATCCCGTTCGTGATCATCAACACCAAAGACATTACGCCCGAGCCGGACGCGCCGCCGCTGCTCGGCCTGGGCAATATCTGCATCTCGATCTATCGCAGCGAAGCAGACTACCGACAAAACCTGTTCATGCAGGGCCAGGATACGTTGGCCATCATCGGTACGATCGCCGAAGACCCCGACAACCCAGACAACAAGCCGCGGGTAGGTGCGGGTGCAATGCTCAACGTGCAAGACGGTGGCGACGTGAAGTTCGTCGGCGTCAACGCAACAGGCCTGTCTGAGCAACGCGCTGCGTTGCAGGACGACAAAGAAGAGGCTGGCACGATGGGTGGCCGACTGGTCGAAGCTCGCAAGAGCGATGCCGAGTCCGGCGAGGCGCTCCACATGCGGATGTCTGCACGCACTGCATCGATCACGCAGATCGCTCGCACAGGTGCAGAGGGTCTCCAAACAGTCTTGCGTATGATCGCTGAGTGGATTGGTGAAGATCCACAAGCTGTGACCGTTGAACCAAACCTTGAGTTTGCTGATCGTACGATCGACGGCGACACGCTTGTCAAGTGGATGACTAGCCGCACGCTCGGTGCGCCGTTGTCTTTGGAATCCATCCATCGCAAGTTGCAAGAAAACGACATGACCGAACTGACGTACGAAGAAGAAATGGCCAAGAAGAAGCAAGAGGACGAAGACGCAGGGCTCGGAGACGGTGGTCTTGGAACTGGAGTTCAAAATGTTGATGACGATCTTGACAACAATGCGAAATCTTAGGTGTAGCTTCGGCATACACGACTACAACAAGCGGGTGATCTACCCGGTGTGCCGCAACTGCGGTCAACTGCTGAATGTGAGATAGCTTATGCCCAGCAATATCGACAACCAACTGGTGCAGCCGGAGAACCTAAACGATGAGGCGTTGCTTGCTGCAAACGTCTTGTTGTTCGATGCGATGGTTCGCCACCAAGTGTTCCTGATGCGACTGAACGGTTCGCTGCGCAACGAGACCGAGAAGTTGCTAAACGCTACCGAAGAAGACATTGCCAATCTGATTCTTGTTCGACTGCACGGCGTGGAGGGTGCGACACCCCGCAACCTCGCGATCGTTGCGTTGCTCATCTCTGATATTCGGAAGCTGCGGCACGCGGCTTGGACGGAAGTACGAACCTTGTGGCGATCCACGCTTGGCGAACTGACTGAATCGGAAGTTCGGTTTCTCGCCACCGCGCTTGAGACATCCTTGCCGGTGGAGTACGACGCTGTCCCCCCGGTTGACAAGGTCAGCACCGCGGCCAAGGCGTTGCCCTTCGAGGGACAGACACTCGCGCAGTGGTCCAACAGAATTGAAGAAGAAGATATGCGTCGTATTGCCCAGCAGATACGCATCGGTCTTGTGCAGGGTGAACCTGCTCGGGTGATTGCTGCTCGGGTGATTGGCACAGCACGGATGCGTGGACGCAATGGTGTGACGCAGATCACGCGCCGACGCGCCGACGCTATTGTTCGTACGGCGATCATCCACTTCAGCAACGTCGCACGCACCGCGTTCCTCGCGGCCAACGAAGAGATGTTCAGCGAAGAGATGTACGTCGCCACACTTGACTCCCGTACCACGCCGATCTGTGTTGTCGGAGACACGCCCGTCCAGCCTCTAGGGGACGTGTCAGTTATTTATCGCCGCGAGTATGTTGGAAAGATGGCCACAATTAGAACGGCCCGCGGCAAGAAGCTCGTTATCACTCCGAACCATCCGGTACTGACATTGCGTGGTTGGGTCGCGGCGGGCGAAATCAGTCCAGGCGACAAGGTCATCGATGCCGTGCTGTTCGATGGAGTCAGTGTCGAAAGTGACGAGAGTGTAGCAGTGCCACCCAACATCGCAGCACTGTTTGATGCGGCTTTCGAGCCAACCGTTTCGGAGATACGAACTGAAAGTTCCTCGACAGAGCAGTTCCACGGCGACGGAACAACTGGGGATGAAGAAGTCTACATTGCCCATCCCAATGGCAGCTTGGGGAGTCGCATCAATACCGGCATCCCTGAGTTTTTGCGCAAGCACCTTTTCCGCGGGCGTGAGGCTGGGCGACTCTTCCCTTCGGCGGACCATCTTCAAGACATGTTCGTCCGACGGCGACCACTTTCCGAGACCTCGGAGCGCGAAGGCGTTTCGCTTGGCAACACCGTAGAACCACGACTTGCTCTTGCCCATCTGTTCAATGATCTCGCTGGGTCGGTGTCCGTTGTTGAACATGGAGATGGCCTTGTTCTCATCAGCAACACTTCTGTTCCCTCGCTTGCGGGGAGTCCAGAGTCCCCGGCGAGCGAGGAACGCGGTAACGGTGGTGGTGGAGAACCCGACTGCCCGACCGATACTGGCCGCGCTCTCGCCATCTTTGTGGCGTCGGACGACGTCGTTGCTGTGACTGTTGATCGTGCGCATGGTGTTCCTGTGTATAATATCGAGACCAGTCAAGGGTTATACACCGCAGGTGGTCTTGTTGTCAAGAACTGTCGATCGCTCGACGGCAACACGTATCCTTTGGGCGAGGGGCCGATGCCTCCGATCCACTGGAACTGCCGATCGCTTCGTGTACCGCGGATCACGCCGGACGCCGTGGGCAGCCGACCAGCCAAGGCCGTGACCGAGGCGATGCTTGTTCGAGAGTACGCACGCAAGAACGGATTGAAGCGTGCGAAACACCAGAAAGATATTCCGGTTGGCCATCGCGTGGACTACGAACGCTTCGCTCGACGCCGGACGCGAGAGCTCACCGCGATCGTTCCAGCGAAGCAGACCTACGGTGAGTGGCTTGCTCGTCAGAGTGCGGAGTTCCAGAACGACACCTTGGGCATAAGCAAGGCGAGGCTGTTCCGCAAGGGAGGACTGACGCTTGACAAGTTCGTCAACCGCAGGGGCGATGAGCTTACACTCGCACAACTCGCGCAGCGTGAAGCTGTTGCGTTTAGAGCAGCCGGACTTGACCCAGGCGACTATCGCTGACCTATACTTATTCGTGCAGGCAAGGTGTCTGCACAAACACTTCGGTCGCAGGGCGACCAAACACATCGGCAGGGCCGAAACAAAGGACAAGACATGCCAGGACTCAACATCAGCCACGATACGTTGGACGATCTACCCGAATCCATCAATCCCAGAGACCTCTACACAGAGCGCGACGGCAAGTTCATTCTGACGGGCGTCTCCGGTCTCAAAACACAGGCCGACGTGGACGCGATCAAAGGCTTCCTGAAAACGGAACGCGATGAACACAAAGCAACCAAGCTGAAGTACCGCGATTTCCACGATGTGGATGTCGAGAAGTATAACGCCGACATGCTTCGCCTTGCGGAGCTCGAAGTGCTTACCAAAGGTACACAAGAAGAGTTCGACGCGAAGCTCGAAGGTCTTACTGAAGCTCGCGTTCGATCACGCCTCAGTCCACTCGAGCGCGACGCAAAGAAGTCCACGGAAGCCATGGCCACCATGAGCGAGGAACTCGATACGCTCCGCGCAGAGAAATCCGGCCGTGTCATCCTTGACAACCTCCGTCTCACCGCGGCCGATGCAAAACTTCCGGCCGAGTCGATGCCTGACGCTGAACTACTGGCCCAAAACATCTTCACCCTTGACGAGACGACTGGCCGTCCAATCACCAAGGTCAACCAACTTGGTTTCACCGACGGCGTCGAAGCTGACGTGTTCATGCAAGAGCTTCGCGAGAAGCGTGCGCATTGGTGGCCTGAGTCTCGCGGCGGCAATGCAACAGGCTCCCGCGGCGGTAGCGCGTTCCCGAACAACCCGTTCTCGGGTGCACACTGGAACGTCACCGAGCAGGGCCGTGTGTTCAAAGAGCAGGGCCGCGACAAGGCTGAACAGATGGCAAAAGCAGGCGGAACCACGTTTGGTGGTCCCCGTCCAGAGAAGAAGTGAGTTGCCTTGTAGGTAGCTAACGCCTACAGTCGAGACGAAGGCGGCTTCGACAGGGTCGAAGACACGCGGGCTGGCCAGGGCGCACAGCTGTCAAAACTCAAAACTGACACACGTTCCCAAGACACACAGGAGTAGCCGCCATGGCCGCAGTTCAAGTATCGGACGTAATCGTCCCCGAAGTCTTCACCCCGTACCTCCAGCAACGGACCACGGAAAAAACCAACATCATCGACTCGGGCGTTCTCGTCCTGAGCCCAGTGATCAGCGGACTGCTCGCCGGTGGAGGTCAGACTTTCCAAGTCCCGTCCTTCCAAGACTTGGACGCATCTGATGCGACCGGTGGCGAGAACGTAGCGTCTGACACGCTTGCTGACATTCAAACGGCGTCGTTCGAAAGCGGTACGCCTACTGATGCCAACCGCGGCGACTCGACACCGGCGAAGATCGGCAGCAGCCGAGAAGTTGCTGCCCGTCTGGTCCGCAACAAGTCGTGGTCCGCAATGAACCTCACGGCCGAGCTTGCCGGGGCTGACCCGATGGCTGCCATCGGTGGCCGCGTCGCCAACTACTGGCGTCGTCGTTACCAGTCTCTGTTCGTCTCGACCTTCAAGGGTGTCTTGGCCGATAACGCCGCTGCACCTGGCGGTTCGGATACGCACACTCAGAACGACTTGACCAACGACATCTCCGGCGGTAGTTTCACCGACGGCGTCACCAACTTTGGTGCCGACGCTGTCGAAGACACGTTGCTCACCATGGGTGACTCGATGAACGATCTCGGCGCGATGCTTGTCCACTCGGTTGTTTACACCCGAATGAAGAAGCTCAACCTGATCGACTTCATCCCCGACGCTCGCGGTGAGACCAACATCGAAGTCTACCGTGGCATGCGTGTCATCGTGGACGACGCGATGCCTCGCACCGGTAGCGTCTACGACACCTGGTTCTTCGGTCAAGGTGCGGCACAATTCGGCGAGGCAACTCACGACCGTCCGGTCGCAGTCCACACCGAAGAGCTTGCCGGCAACGGCGACGGTCAAGAAGTCTTGACAACTCGTAAGGTCATCGGGATCCACCCGACCGGTCACGCCTTCATCCAGGGTTCAATCCCTGACGGTGGACCGGCCAACAGCGACATCGAGACCGCAGCCAACTGGTCGCGTCGTCTCCCTGAACGCAAGATGATCAAGTTTGCTCGCCTGGTCACTCGCGAAGCGTAAGCCGTTGGACCATTCAACTTATAATTAAAAATACCGGTCTGGGAAACCGGACCGGTATTTTTCTTAGGAGCAACAATCGATGAGCATCCGCCTACCACGACTACGACACCTTCGCTACTCAGTCAAGAACCTGTTGACGACCAAACGTCGCCGACTGGCCGTTTGGGCCGCTGCCGTTTCTGCGGCGCTCGACAGT